CGATCCGCAGAGGAGAGTTTATCAGTTACCCCCACAACGGGTAAGCCTGCAAGGCCGGTTGATAAACCGCCACGGTTGAAGCCCGCTGGGGCGAACCAAGGAGCTTTGACCTTATCAGTATAAGACATGGCCCCCAAAGCCAAGACCGAGGGCGGCATATAGACTAAATCACCAGTTATAGAATCCCTAACCTGAACGTAAGGATAATAAGCACAACCATAGCTATTGTTAATGACCCTGTCTTTTAAATTACTAATGGTTGTGGCAACGGTGCCATAAGTGACAGCACCTCCGGAGGATCCGCCCTCGTGCGAAGGTTCAAAATCACCCTCCAAGTCAATAATGGCCAATGCATCGGCACGATCTTCAGTCATATCGAGCAAGTGACTTGTAAGGCCGTTATTGGTGATGCCGGGAATAGTAATTAAATTATACTCTACGAACTCCGGATCTTTCACAGAATCAATTGCTTGCTTTATTGTGTTATAAGCATAATTCGCTTTTTCAGTAGTACCATCATGGAACCTATTCCTGATTGGGTTCTTTTCAGTGATATCCCAACCATCGGTGCCGCCATGGAAGACAGTTGTAAAGGCCGAGATCCCTCCAGAAACGTGATCTAAGAGACTCGTCCAGCCCGTACCTTCAGCGGTGATAGAATTGCCGGCGGTGGTGCCACCGTCAAGCTCGTCGCCCCTGCGACTATTAACTGAATACTCGTATCTTTCGTCGCCGCCGTCGTATATAATATCATCAAGAGTAAAAACGTATTGATAGTCTAAGAAGAGATTCGCCAGTGCAGGAGCATGGATTTCTGAAATGTCTGCAGACGGGGGACGGACTAAATCAAGAATATCATTATTAAAGGCGGTAGATGAGTCTGACTTGCCAGTCCATACACCAAAGTTAACCTTAGAAGTATCCTGAATTCCGTCTTGATCGGAGGTTTGTCTTAGCCTAATCTCTGGGAACATAAACTTGTAATTTAGGTGGCCGTGAGAGCTTGTAACATAAGTTTCTTCTGTCAAAAAATTCTCTAGGAATATTTGCGATGAATTGGCTGGGCCGGCAATGGAGAAAGGCCAGACGTTGGCCTCTAAATCAGCCGTTGCTGGCACAGCAGAAGAAGTTGTGTTCATCTCAAGAATCTGCGCATCGGAGGCGCCGCGCAGAACCTCGACGGCATGGAAATCCCGATACTTGACAGGACCGAAAACACCAAAAGGAACAAATTCCTCATTAGCCGTTCCAGCCTCTACAGTTGGATCAAGTTCAACACGAACATAATTCGATTTATTTGCAAAAGCACCCTTGAGCGTGAGCGCTCTCCTAGCTGTATCAAACTCATAATATTGCGTGCCAATTTTATTAGCAATAAAATCTGCTGATCTTGGATTTAAATTACAATTACTAAACTTTTCAATAACTTGTTTAGACTTATCATGATCAGCAATATTTCTTAAAACAACATCAAAAGTCGGATGTTTCACAAAGTCATTTGAGGGCGCTTTAATGTTTTGAATACTAACCTTTAAATTCCTTTGTACCCACTCACCATGACCTAGAGCACACAGTCTAAAGAGCTTATTCTTGTCTCTTGGATCAAAACTTCCCGTTGCAGATTGGGCTGTAAGATCCTGCGAGATAAACCAGCCTGTTTTTGGGTCGGTGAAGGCTCTTTTTTGGTTGGCGTGTTGCAAGTTCGTGCCGCCGGCGACGCCGGTGGCGATATTGGTAATAATTCCCCAATATGTATTGTCTAGTTCGTTGGTGTCCTCGGGCTTGGTGTCCTTGGTGAATATTCCATTGGTAAAAATAGAGGACGTACAAGTTGTTTCGATATTATTCGCAAACACATTGGCATAGGTCTCACCAAGCCAATAAAGTTCTTGTGAGGCAGCCGGCACGAGGCTAGTGTTGGTTTGAACCAATGTTGGATTGGTGTTAAACACCTTTCTAATATACTTGTCGCTACTAGTATCAAAATTAAACGAAACTTCAACAGCGGCAGTATTACTAGCAGTAATAACAACTGTAAAGCCGCCGCTAGAGTCCGAAGCGATCGGCTCAGCTTGAGCATAATTCTTGAATTGTATGGCCGACCCGGCGGCGTTGTGGAATGATGATTTCCCCTTAAGACCAAGGTCGCCGCTATCAACATACCAAATGGCCGCTAACGATCCTGTTGTTGATTTTTCAGAAGCATATGCAGAACCAGTAATTTTAGAATCAAACACCCAAAGGCCATACGCCCCACCGTGCGAGGCCTTGCCGATTTCTGTGCTCGGCGTTCCAGACGAGGTGTGGGCACCGCCCGCGCCCCAGAGTGACGACGATTGCGAGCCAGTCGTCATTAGCGTGGTCTTCCAGCCTGCGGCGGCGTCGCCATCAGTATTGGTCTTTTGCAAGTGATGCGAGCCGGCCAATCGGAAAAAAGTAATTGTTGGCGAATTTTTTAACCAAGCTTGGGCAGCATATGCCCCGTAGGTTGGTGTGAGTTGGTTGCCATTCCGCCAAACATCCGAACTGGCGCCGCCCGGCACCGGCATACCATAAATATTAACAAACTCTTCAAAAGAATCAACCGTTACGGGCCGCATTGCTGGGCCGCGCAGGGATCTGCCAATAATCATGGGGCCGACATCTTTTGGTTCTCTCGGGAGAATTGAATTGTCGATTTCGTTGAGAAACACTCCCGGTGAAACAAATTTAAATTTTTTCGCACTCATGTATTCATCTCTCCTATCAGACTTTACTATAGTAAATAGTTAAATAAAGCTCAAAAAGTATTAGTCCTTAAAAAATCCATCATCGGCGGCTTCATTCAAATTACCAATAATAACCTGCTCTCTTGGAAACCTGATTTTTACTTGATTTTCTACAACTGAGTGATCTCCGATATTGTCATTAACGCCTCGGCCCGTGATATAGCCCAGCACTCTTAATTTAACAGTAGCTTCATATTTCTTTTCTTCTTCTGCCAAGGCGGCAATATTATCCTCTAGGGTAATGCCATCAAAAAAAGCTTCATATCTATGATTTCTAGAATAAATCATAAAAGTATTAATGTTGTTCGAATAAACAGCAAAAAGTTGAAGCATCTGATTTAACTGTGTTTGATAATCCGCTCTGAGGTTAATTGAATAATTGAAATTATAATAAATTGGAAGCGGAACATAATATCTCTTATAAACTATTCTTTGATTCTTTGGAACAGGAAAGTTTGCATCAGGAGAGTTCAATCTTAAGCTAGCCGCTCTTGCAAAATTTCTTGTTTTATCTTGATTCATTTTTTTACCAATATAAAATTGGTTCATCTCATGGTCGACGCCGGCTTGCTTTTTTCTAAAAACATTTCCCGGGATCGGTCGCTTGCCCGCGTCAGCTTTTTCCATAGTGTCTCTTTTAATTGATATCAGAGGAAATACCAGCGCATCTGAATCTGGCTGCCTAAGCTCTCTGTTAACTTTTATTTGATGCGCCCTTTCAGACGTTAACCAAACAACGGGAACTTTTTTAAACCCTGAGTTCGTTTCTGAGTGGATATTTAATGTTTCGTCAACCCATCTTAAAACAGCATAATCAACTGTCTCTTGGTTGCTTTCTTTTAAAACTAATTCTTCCTGCTGTGGGATCCCCAGTGTTTTTAAAAAGGTTGTTCTGCTTTTACAAGGAAAATACTCTCCGCTTTTCGCGGCATGAGAGCCCACACAGCCTATTTGCATAGCCGCTTTTTCAGCCTGCTGCGCGGACTGAAAGGCATATTTAATATCGGCGGCATACGAACTCATTTGTTTACTTGGCATTAAATTTACCCTCTCTCGCTCTTATACACTTGGCCACTATTTCTACTTTGGTGTCGGTTTGGCCAAAAAGCTGTGTTGGCTCACTTAAAGAAACTATCTCATAAAATAAATCACCATATTTAACAAAATCACCCTCTCTAACATATAAACTTTGATCTTCTGTGAGTCTTCTTTTGTGAAAGTGAATAGTAATGGCCCTTCTCCTGTCTACACCATATTTGCCTGTTTCTGTAATAAACTCATTCCACTCAACAAGTGCATAAACTCTAATTGGAGGCAAAAAGGTCTTTGTTATAGCCTCCCCATAAACTTCGTGAAATTCTGTATGTTCGACACTAATGGGATAATAAAATATGCCCTGTCCAATTATTCGCTCAACAACTTCGTCAGTAACTTGTTTAACAAAGTCTCGCTCTTTTTTACCAGTAAAAAGAGGTGGTGGCGGGGCATCTGGTTGTGTCCATTCATTATCGGCCATCTGTTATCCCATAAAAATCGGCAAAGGAATCTTAAGGTTCAATTTTTCAGCATTTTCTGCAAGAGCGGCGTCCCTTTCAGCCAACTTGACATATGTTAATTCATCCAATATCTTAGTTAACTCCTCTTTTAGGGCGCTGCGCTCTTCTTTTGCCTGAGATAACAAATCTGATGCATTTAAGGTTATATTACTACCGGGAATAGGAATGGTGCTTAATTTGCCTCTAATCTGCCCTAAAATCTCTTTTGTAAGTGCCAAAGCATATCTTCTAATCCATTGTTTACCCATTGAATTAATATTTTCATAAGGAATATTTGCGTATGGTAAAGTGTTTAAATTATTGACACCCTTAACGCCTGTTTCTCTATCTGAATATTCTTCCAACGGGCTTTTATGCAACCTAAATCTAAAATGCATTCTAGTTGGACTTATCCCGTCTGGTTCTGGATATATCCTCATTTTATTATTGTGTATTTCATAAGAATAGTGGGAAATTCTTGTATAAATTGAGTCCTCATAAGCCATGGCCTGTGCTTTATTTTGCCATGTTGGCACAACTTCAAATGTGGATTCATCTGTATACATTCCATAACTGGAAAGGTTGCCAACAACATTCATAGCGCCATAATACATAAAAAAGCGCCATTGTGCTCTAGGCGCAACATAATATACCTTTGTAATTGTGATTCTTCGGGTGTCTAAAGAATCGGATCCTACCGCAGTTAAATCGCCGCTGGCAAAAGAAGAAGATGCAATTGCTTGCAAATCATAATCCTGCTGAGAGGCAGTAGTTCTGAACGAAGCTGAATATTCGGTGATGTCACCATTTAAGCCCGCCTCTATACTTAGACCATCAGAAACATGCTGGCTGGCCTGAAAGGTAAACCTTGGAAATTTTAATGAGGCATTCGTTGGGCCTGTTACAATTTCACCATCTTCGTCAAATGAGGCGGTTGTATCGCCAAGCAAGTCTCCAAGCGAATTTTTAGCTTGATGTAGGTTGACAATATAAGAATATTCTAAAACTGCGTCTTCGTATGCTGCATAAACATTGCCGGTTTTTAATTCAATATCTAAGACATCGCCGCCAAGCTTCTTATATGTATAGGCCACTTGGTCAGAGGCGCCGGCAATAAAAGCCTCAGAATCACTATAGATTCCGTAGGGCAATAAACCGACCACTTCTGAAATTGATCCAGTTGAAGTTAGTATTGACTTGCTTGTTTGACTAGTTGGTGTTAAAGTTGGCTGCACTGGCATTACTCGATCTCCTATCTCTATAAATAGTTATAAAGATAAGACAAGTAAATTAATTAGCCTTCTTTGCTGTTCTTATTTTTCTGACGGTTCTTTTAGTCGCTTTTGGCTTGGCAGATTGAGTTCTTTTTTTAGGAACCTTTCTCTTTGGCGGTAACACTTTTTTAATAACCGGCTTAGAAACTTCTACTTTTGGAGCCAATACAATTTTTTCTGCTATAGCTTCAGGCGTTGCCGGCTTAGAAACTTCTACTTTTGGAGCCAATACAATTTTTTCTGCTATAGCTTCAGGCGTTGGTGGTTCTTCTACCTTATCTTCTTCAAGCACAAGGCCATATTTTTTAGCAAATTTTTTGCCAAATTTTTCTAAAAACCTTTTAACTCTTTTCTTTTTGCCCATAACAAACTCCTTGTAT